ATGAAAAAGTTAATTAAACTTAAAGTAAATGGAATAATAACTGATTATCCTAAAAAATTATCAAAATTAATTTGAATTAGGTATATTTTTTAAATAAGTTTTTACATAATTTACAGAATTATTCATATAATTATAAAGACCACTAAACATAGTTCTACTATTTGGATCTTTACTTGAATTTTGTTGAAGTGGATCAATTTGTTTATTTTGAGGTCTTTTAATAATAATAAATCCATTCTCTCTAGTTGGTGGAGAAAAATTTACAGGATTAGTGAACATTTCATTAACTGGTTCACACGATGAAATATAATTTATTTTTAATCTATTCTTTAAATTAATATATTCTGGTGTAGTTTTTATTAAAACTGTATTTTTAATATCATCACAATCTTTAAGATAAGAATCGTCATCATTTTCCGGAATATTATCAAAACTATCTGGACTACAAAATGAATTTGATAAAAGACTGTCATCTAATTGTACATCGCTTTGTAAAGGAAAAGAAATATCACTATTTGAACTTTTTACACTTGATGTTTTAGAATTATATGATTTAATCATATTTTTTTGTATAGAATTATCTATATTTGAATCTATAATCCATTCATGATTAAAAAATTCATCCCATGAAATACGATCATTTGATTCTTTTTGTAATAATTTAAATATTAGATCAGTACAAGTTTTACTTAATGGTATCATTTTCGGTAAAAAAATTGGAAGGTTTTCTATTTTCTTGGCAAGTTCATAATGAGTTTTAGCTCTATACGGAGGTCTCCCTGTTAACATTTCATAGATAATTACACCGATAGACCATAAATCTGCTTTATGACTGTATTTTTTATACTTGATTATTTCTGGTGACATATACAATGGAGATCCACATAAAGTTTCAACCATTGTGGTTTTATCAAAATATCTGGCAAAACCAAAATCAGTTAACTTTATTGTATTTTTATTAAAAACTAATATGTTTTGTGGTTTTATATCTCTATGAATTATTTGACGTTCTATTAAATATTTCATTGCACTAGCCAATTGTCGTGAAAATTTCTGAGCAAATTCCTCTTTTAATGGACGCCCTTTTAAATAATTAGCTAAATCACCACGACTGCTATATTCCATGATTAAATAAGCATAATATTCATCATATATCACGTCATATAATTCAACTATATATTTATGTTTGAGTGTCTTCATAATTTCTATTTCCATTTTCAATCTTTTTATCATAAGTGGTTTCATGTCTAAGTCTATTTTTTTTATAGCAACTATATTACCTGTTAAGATATTATAGCCTTTATAGACTTTTGAAAATGATCCCTTGCCTATTTTCCGTATATAATATACGTAATTAGAATTCGGTACCGATTTTGTATCAGTTTCCATTACAATTCTATTGTAAACTGATATAATAATTATCAGTATTAAACATTTAATTAATTAATTTTTACTTTTATATCTCCTCCATCCACTTGAAAAGGTAAGTATAATTTACTTGAAAAAAAATTTTTATAAACATACATTATCGCTGCTAATATTACAATTATAACTATTAAATATAAACCAACTTTTCTAGTTTTTTCATGTTTTAAACATTCACTTATCCCTTTTTTATTACAAATTTCAAAAATATCAATTATACTATCAATTGCTGGACCAATACCTCCAATAAACGAAGATGCCCCTTTTATTAATCTTGTAAATCTTTTTTTTAAAGGTTTTGTAATTGATGATATATTTTTTAATTTTTTTCCTAAAATACCTTCTGTTTTAATTGATTCTGTTGATATTTTTGATCCTTCAACATTACTTCCCTCTGTCTTAATTTTCCTTCCTTCTGATTCAACATGGTTTATTTTTTTCTTATTACCAAAAACATTTGCTAAAATAGTACCTTTTAATGAACTAATAGAACTTTTAGTATCTATTACATTAATAAAACCATGACCAATATGAGGATATAATGATGAACGATAGACAATAGAACCATCTTCTTCTATTGTTATTTTAAATGAACCACCTGGAAAAAGAACATCACTATTATGTACTTTATCATTACCTATTTCGATGGCATGACGAATTTTATCATCATTTATAAATTCGACTGTATCACCTTTACGAATATTTATTATTTTGGGCTTAAATTTACTTAAAATTGCTTTTCCATTTGGTGTAACTTTATTATCAGGCATAATATAAACTCTTTTGATTCTACTTGTATCACCTTTTCCAAAATGAGTTATATATGGTCCTTGTTTCAAAACTTTTACCAAATAAAGAATAAAAGTAAAAATACAGCCTAAACCTATTATATTAAGACCATTAATCATTGAAACTTATATATATATTACTACAAAATATTAGTAATTTAAAACTAATAAGATTAATTAATTTATTTAATTTAAATAACTTGATTATAATATTTTATATTACTTATTAATAAGGCAATGTCTAATAATAAATATAAATGTGAAATATGTCCGATATGCCTTGATACCATTCGCAATATTAATAGCAAACGTGTTATTAAACAAAAATGCTGTAATAAACCATTTCATAAAAAATGTATTAACAAATGGTACAAGGTTAAAAAAATATGTCCTTTATGTAGAACAAAAAAAAAATCATTATTCGATAATGAAGAAACAAAATTCTTATCTGACTCACTTTTAAGTATAGTTCCAATACTACGTCCGTTATATAGATCATATGGTGGTGATGAAACTATGAATGAAATATCTAGTTTTTTATCTATATGTGAAGACACTGTATATAATATTGGTACTGAAAATGTAGAAATAACTGAAACAGATAATTTATCTGATTTATCTGATTTATCTAATTTAACTAATTTATCAGAAACACTTATAACCGCAAAAAATTTGGTAAGATCTATTAGAACAATTATGAATAATACAAATGAAAGTCAAATTATTTAAATTTTATAATTTGTATAAAATTTTTGGCACAATTTTCACAATACCATTTATTTATTGTACACTTTCCTATATGGATTGTTATTGGAACACATAAGTTTTTTTTATTACAACCAGAAGAAAAACTTATTATATCACCATCTCCACATTTAGGATCCCTTGCAAAATTTATTATAATTTTTGAAACTGGAGGACTAATATATTCTCCAAAACATTGAAGTAAAGTTTCAATATTTTTTTTTAAATTTAATTCACTATTAGCCATGAAAATAATTATTTATATATATATAATTCAATTTTTATATATATACATAAATACTTTACCGTAATTATATAAAAATAAAATTGATTTTTACTGTCTATATTAACCACATATGAATTTATTTAATTTAAAAAATAAAAAAAATAACAATGTTTCCAAGATGGTACATTATAAACCTTTTCCTAATATTCCATGTCGAATCGTTAAAATAGACAAAGATAAACTTAGGGATAGACAACATATTGATTCTGAAAATGAGAATGAAATGTCGAATATAGAATATTATGGAGAACCAATTATAAATCCTCCTATAGTAAATAATCATTATGCACCAACGAAATACAAACTACCAGGTACAGGAAATAAAATAACTTGTTATCAAGTTGTAAGAACTTCAACTGGACCAAGAAAAATTACTTGGAAAGGACGATATCATTATAGATATACACCAGATAAATCAATTAATATGACAATATATCCAAATATACCAACTAGTGTAATCTTAAAGATTAGTACTATTAAAGGTGGTTATGGATATAATCATAAATTCTATCTACCAATTTGGAATTCTATTAAAAATAATTTTCCAGATTGTAGAGTTAATGGAAAAGTTACTTATTCTACATGTGTTTTTCCTAAACCTGTATATATTGGGGGACAACTCTTTAAGAAAATGGTAAATGTTATTAGTAAAGAAGGCTACTTAATTGAATGTAGATTCTATTTATAATAATATTATTATGTGAATAAACAATTTAAATAATCAGTCCCTAATATTAATCTGAACAAATATAATTTTAAATTAAAAATTAAAAATTAAAAATTTTAATTTTTTAATTATATTTAAACAGGCAGTATTCTATTATCTTCTTTAATATTAATAATAATTTCATTATATCCAGATACTTCTTCTTCATCTCCATATGGAGCATCTAGTGGATCACGATCTAATTGATCATTATCAATTGATTCGTTATCACATAATTCTGTTTTAACAACATTTTTTATAAAATTGGTTAATTCTATGTAATTAGGAATATTTTCCATCTTGCTAATAATATCGGACCTTATTTTAGTATCTTCTTTTTTTTTTTTACCATATCTGTATTTTTTATAACGATTATTCAGAACAAGAACAATTGCTGTAAATCCTGATGTAGTTATTGCTAATTCCCATAAATCTGCTCCAATTGCCATTGAAACTGCGGCAGATATCCATAGATTTGCTGCCGTATTTATGCCTTTGACATAATTTTTGCTTTTAAATATGGTAGCAGAACCTAAAAAACCCATACCACTTACAACCTGAGCACATATACGAGCAGGATCAGCATTTGGTGATTCGTATTTATCTCTTAAATAAACAGAAATCATCGTAAATAAACAAGAACCTAGACCAACTAGATTATGTGTAGCAATTCCTCCAGGATGAGTATGTAACTCTCGTTCAATACTAATAATTGTTGAACATAGAACAGATAATGATAACTTAATAAACGAATTTATAATATATTTAATAGAAAACGTTAATGACATTTATACTAAAATTTAAAATTATTTCAATTTTAAATTTTATTAACCTTATTTCTTTAACTCAAATATACGATAAATTAAAATTGATTATTAAGTATTATATATTATTAATAGTGATATTAAATTATATGGAATTTAAAAGAAACAAATTTTGGCATAAAAATATGTTTAGAAATATTTCTCACGATTCAATATCGCTTACATTTTCATTTTTGAAACTTAATGATCTTAATAAGATTAAACAAGTTTCTAAAGAAATGAAGAAAATAATTGAAGATAGTATTTATCTGATTGAGAATGCTACCAAAAATGAACTGTTAGAAGATTATCCTCGTCTAGATGAAGCCTTGTATCATAAAGAAGGAAAATATTTTAAGATTAATTGGGTTGATATTTATAAAAATAAGTCAAATCCAGAGTTAATGAATTTGATCCAATCTTTTTTGTATCATATATGGAGTAGTTCTAGCAGTTCCACGGATAGTAATTAAGAAATTTATATTAAAAAACCAGTCCCGTTACATTAACCTTTCTCAACATTTATCAAAGGATAAATGTTCCTTTCTTAACATTAATTAATTAACATTAAGAGGTCTTAGGACACGTAACCTGCCCGTTACTTAAT